TTCACTGCTTTCATACATATAAAGGTCAAACTGTTCTTCCGGATCTAACCGGACTTCCATCTGATGTTTCATGTATTCTTCCACATGGAACTCATTCTTTTTATCATAATCGGATAACTGCTTATACCGTTTATGCTTTGTAATGTCAAATTTATCACTGTAAAACGGACGGACACCACGAAGCTGTAAAATACACTTGTTACCGTCCATGACTGCCAGTTCATCCCGGCTCATCAATTCTTTTCCTGTTTTCTGATAGTTCAGACCATAAGACCTGCTCTGGCCTCTTGTATCAGAAGTGTTATATAAATCAATGGTTTCCTTACCCAATGTTTCTGAAATTTCTTTCAGAGTAGTACTTTCCTTACCTCCAAGGAACAACATTGTGTCACAATTTCCTGTAATGGTTTCGGCTGCATCCTTGTAAATTGTCTTGAGCTGCGACTGTGACTGGAGTATAATAGAAGCAGAAATCTCTCT